ATGCTCAGTGATAGGTTTGACAGCAGGCCGATTCGACCAACCAGCACTTGGTACTCTGCACGCAAGAATTCGATCTCTGTCATCGGCCGTCTCCAAAACCTCCCATCGTACAGGGGGTGCGGCATGAGATTCGAGCTGCATCCGCTGTGCGCCCTGTTCCCCCGGATGGCCGGGCAGGAGTTCGAAGCACTCAAGGCCGACATCAAGGCCAACGGCTTGCGCCAGCCGATCGTGACCCACCAGGGGATGATTCTGGACGGCGGCAACCGTTACGCCGCGTGCATGGAGGTCGGCGTCAAGCCGATCATGACCGAGTACACCGGGACCAACTTGGTCACCTACGTGCTGTCGGCCAACTTCTACCGGCGCCATCTCTCCGCAGGACAGCAGGCCGCCATCGTGGCCAGCGCCACCGACTGGGCGAAGGCGCAGACCCATGGCGGAGCGCGCCGCGGCGATCAAGAGGCACTAGCGTCTCTTGAAACCGTGAAGGGCCGGGCGGCTATGTCGGGAGCCGGCACGACAGCGCAGAAGCAGGCCGACAAGCTGGTACGCGAAAGGCCCGAGGTCGCCAAGGAAGTGGTGGCCGGCAAGAAGTCGCTGTACCAGGCGGTGAAGGAAGCCAAGCCCGCCAAGGCGCCCAAGGCGGCGCGCTTCGACCCGCCACCCCCGCCCGAGGCCGACCAAGGCGACGACGCGATCCAGATCCTGAGCGAGGAAAACGACCGCCTCAACGACCGCCTGGCTGTCGTGGCCATGCATGGCACCGACGAGGAGCGCCGGGCGGCCGAGGAAACGATCACCCAACTGCGCGCCATGGTCAAGACCCTGACCGTGGAGCTCGATGCCGTGAAGGCGTCACGCGATTCCCTGATGTCAGAAAACGGTGAGCTCAAGAAGCAGCTCGCCAGCCAACGCAAGGCCCTGGCCAAGCTGAAGGCATAGCCACGTCACCGGCTTTGTGGTGACAGTTTTGGAGAGCCGAATGGAAACAGCAGACGATGGAGGAAAGAGAAGCGTGCAGCTTTTCGACGATCAGCAGGCCGTACTGGACAAGGTGCGCGAGGCGTTCCGTGAGGGGCATCGTTCGGTGATGCTGTACGGGCCCACGGGCATGGGCAAGACCGAGTGTGCGATCTCGATGCTCAAGGCCACAAGCGACAAGTTCAACCGGGCGGCCATGATGCTGGACCGCATCGTGCTGTGCAACCAGACCAGCGCGCGGCTGCAGAAGTACAACATCGACCACGGAGTTCTGCAGGCCGGGCACTGGCGCCACCGGCCGTATGAGCGCATCCAAGTGTGCAGCGCGCAGACGATCGAAAAGCGTGGGTCGTTCCCGGGCCTGAACCTGTTGATCGTCGACGAGGCGCACACCCAGCGCCAGCAGACCACGGAGTTCATCAAGAACAACCCCGAGATCAAGGTCATCGGCCTGTCTGCCTCACCCTTTGCCGAGGGGCTTGGCAAAACCTACACCAAGGTGGTGTCCGCCACCACCACGGCCAAGCTGGTCGAGCAGAAACGTCTTGTCTCTTTGCGCGTGTTCATCGCCAAGGAGATCGACATGGCCGGCGCCAAGAAGGTGGCCGGCGAATGGTCCCAGGCCGAGGCAGGCGCCCGGGGCATGAAGATCACCGGCGACGTGGTGGCCGAGTGGGCGAAGAAGACGACCGAGATATTCGGCGGGCCGAGGAAGACCATCGTGTTCTGCTCCAACGTGGCGCACGGGGCTGACCTGGCGCAGAAGTTCGCCGAGGCCGGCTACAACTTCGTGCCGATCAGCTACAAGGACTCGGACGAGTTCAAGGTCGATGCGGTTGCCGACTTCTCCAAGCCCGACACCAAGATCCACGGGCTGATCGCCTGCGACATCCTGACCAAGGGCTTCGATGTGCCCGACGTGATGATCGGCGTGAGCGCCAGGCCGTTCACCAAGTCGTTCATGTCCCATGTGCAGCAGATGGGCCGGGTGATGCGCAGCCACCCAGGAAAGGAGTTCGCCCTGTGGCTGGACCACAGCGGCAACTACCTGCGGTTCCAAGAAGACTGGGACGAGCTCTACCACGATGGCGTGCATGAGCTCTCCGACGGCAAGGAGAAGGCCAAGCCCGAGAAGTCCGACAAGGAGAAGGAAAAGGCCAGGTGCCCGGCCTGCGGAGCCCTATGGATCGGCAAGTCCGATAACTGTGCATCTTGCGGTTTCCACCGGCCATTCACCAGCCTGGTGGAGGCCGTGCCCGGCGAGATGGAGGAGCTCAAGGGCGCCCCGAGCCGCGAGACGAAGCAGTCGTGGTACTCGCAGCTGCTGACCAAGGCCGCCGAGCGCGGGTACCAGGGCGGGTGGGTGTCTCACAAGTACCGCGAGAAGTTCGGCGTCTGGCCGCGCAACCTGCAGGACACCAAGGCCCCGGTATCCATCGAGGTCGAGCGCTGGCTCAAGTCCAGGCAGATCGCATGGGCGAAGGGAAGGAAGGCCGCCTGATGGACTTCCAGACCTACGCCAGGTCCCATGGCGTGCTGATCGAGCACGTTCTTGACGACGGCCGGTGGCACCGGGTGCCCACATCCACCCATCCACGCAAGCGCAACGGGGCCTACAGGCACTGCGGTACCCACGCCCATGTGCAGGACCACGCCACGATGCTGGAGCCCGCCCTGTGGACGCCAGGCGCCGAGGAGGCCGCCAAGATCGACCACGCGGGGATCGCCCAGCGCGCTGCAATAGCTTCCCTGCAGATCCGCCGGGATCAGGAGGCGGCTGCCAAGAAGGCCGGATGGGTCCTGCACCAGTGCACGGTTGACAAGCACCCGTACCTTGAGGCCAAGGGGTTCCCCGACGAGCACGGCAATGTGTGGCAGGACGGCGAGGCGCGCAAGCTGTGCATTCCCATGCGCTCGGATGGGCAACTGGTCGGGCTGCAGACGATCAGCGACCAGCCTGGATTCGAGAAGCGCTTCCTGTTCGGCCAGAAGACCCGCGGCGCGGTGTACCTGATGGACAACAAGGGCCCCAACTGGTTCGTCGAGGGGTTCGCCACCGGCCTGTCCGTGCGCGCAGCGCTGCAGGCGATCAAGGTGCGGTACCGGCTGTTCGTCTGTTTCTCGGCCGGCAACCTGCTGAGCGTGGCCAAGGGCCTGGGCTCCGGGTTCATCGTGGCGGACATGGACCATCCGACCCCGCTGGCGCCCCTGGAGGGCGGCATGGGGTGGAAGGTGGCCCAGGAGGCTGGGCTTCCGTTCTGGAGGGCCCCATCACCGGGAACTGACTTCAACGACTACATGCGAGAGGAGGGCGTGTTCCGAGCCTCGCAGGAGTTGAAGGTCATGACGATGCGACGGGCCTGAAGACCATGAGCCTGACATCAACAGGCCGGACCGTCCCCGATAGCAATGCGCCCCAACTGTGGCGGCTGACGAGAGAAGCGGTAACGACACACGCCGAAAGGCACCGGGGCAGATCCGCATGTGATGTCGTGGGCTGGTCGAGACGCGAAGCCCGGGGGTCAAGGAGGGTCACAACGACCTTGACATCGCGTTACCTGTTCGCAGGGGTGAAGACCGAACTCCCTCCCTCCTCGCAGTTTGGCGGGGTAGGGGGGGTCTTCGGGTGAAGGGATGTTTATGTGGTCCAAGGAGCAAATCGTGGCGCTGGTGTTTCTGATGAAAGGGCTGGATGTGGATTACGCAAGATTCGTTCTGAAACGTGAGCACGCGCGCCGGCCGGAGCTCGGCCTGATCGACGCGGTGCGGGAGGCACTGAAATGACTTCCATGCTCATGCACAGCCCTCAGCAGGCGCACCAGGCCATCGCGCAGTACATCTGGCCCGAGGTCAAGGCCCACGTGATGGCTGGCCGGCGCGTGACCGTCGAGGTGCGCGAGGAGAAGCGCTCCGACAAGGAAAACCGCCTACTCCATGCATTGCTCGGCCACATCTCCAAGACGCAGGAGTGGGCCGGCAAGCGCCGGGACATCGAGACGTGGAAACGCCTGCTGGTGGCGGCCTGGTGCCGTGCCAGGGGTGAGCAGATCGAGCTGCTGCCGGCGCTGGACGGGCATGGGGTGGACATCGTGTTCCGCAGGACATCGCAGTTGACCCGCAAGGAATGCGCGGAACTGATCGAGTTCATCTTCGCCTGGGGATCGGAGAACGACGTCACATTCCCCGAGGCGCCGCGGCAGATCGGGCAGACGGTGGACGCCGAGACGGGCGAGATTCTGGAGGCTGCGTGAATGAGCTGGCTCTTTTCGCAGGCGCTGGTGGAGGAATTCTCGGCGGCAAATTGCTCGGATGGAGAACCGTCTGCGCAGTTGAACGTGATGCCTACGCAGCACAAGTTTTGGCGCAACGACAAAACGATGGAGCCCTTAAGCCTTTCCCGATTTGGTCTGACGTGTGCAGTTTTGACGGCCGACCGTGGCGAGGTATTGTTGACGTCGTATCTGGCGGGTTTCCGTGCCAGGACATCAGCCTTGCCGGAACCGGGGACGGACTCGATGGCGCCAGATCAGGTCTGTGGCGCGAGTTCGCGCGGGTGGTTCGCGACGTACAGCCCGGACTCGTCTACGTGGAAAACAGCCCAGCGCTCACTTCTCGAGGGCTCGGAGTTGTTCTTGGAGACTTGGCCGCGATGGGGTTCGATGCAAGGTGGGGCGTCGTATCTGCTGCCGACACCGGCGCTCCCCATCTGCGAGAGCGTATCTGGGTACTGGCAAACGCCAGTTGCAGACGATGCGGCAAACCGCAAAGCAGGAAAGTGGAACAGTCGGGGGGAGCCGAAATTGTCGGCGCAGGTCATGTTGCCGACGCCGACCGCGAGCCTCGGGACGAAGGGAGGCCGGGTGACGCCGAGAAAGTCGCGCGAGGGTGGAACCTTGATCGAGGCTGTCAGTGCCCGCCAAACATGGGCCACGGCCAGGGACTGGCGCAGCGGCAAGGCCAGCCAAGCCACGCACGACAAGAACAGCCGGCCACTTTCGGAGCAGGTCGGTGGCCTGCTGAACCCGAACTGGGTCGAGTGGCTGATGGGGTGGCCCATCGGGTGGACCGAATTAAAGCCATTGGCAATGGACAGGTTCCGCGAGTGGCAGCAACAGCATGGCGAATGCTTGGAGGTGTCTGAATGCTCCAACCCGTAGCCCCGAAGGACTGCCGCCGCTGCGGCAAGAGTTTTACCCCCTGCCGGCCGATGCAGGCCGTCTGTGGCCTGCGCTGCGCCAAGGCCGAGGCCACGGCATCGACCAAGGCCAGAAAAGCCCAGGAGAGGGCGAAAACCCGCGCCAGGCGCGATGCAATCCAGACCATTCCGCAACTCATCCGATTGGCCCAGCGTGAATTCAATGCATACATCCGAGCCCGGGACGCGGGCAAGCCCTGCATCTGCTGCGGCAGGACGGCCAACGATCGGGACTTGATCACCGGGAGCCGCTGGGATGCCGGCCACTACCGATCGACCGGGAGTGCTGGCCACTTGCGATTCGATGAGGACAACTGCCACCGGCAGCTTGTCGTGTGCAACCGGCACGGAGCGGGCAGGGCAGTGGACTACCGGCTGGGCCTTATCGCCCGGATTGGCTTGGAGCGGGTCGAAGCGCTGGAGGCTAACAACGAGCCGAAGAAGTGGACGCACCCGGAGCTGATCGAAATCCGGGCCAGGTACAAGGCCAAGCGCAGGGCACTGGAGGGATGATGACCGCCGCCATCAACACCAAGCCCCCGATCGGCCTGCTCAGGTTCACGCCCAGGCCGCGAGACCATGAGGAGATCCCCATCGGCGCAACGGTGCGCACTCCGCTGGGCCTGCTGGCTGTGGTGGTGGCCTACCGTGGCTTTCGGCGCGATCACCGGGTGCGGCTGGTGTGCAGGTACATCCAGCCCAAGAACAAGGCATTTGGGGTGGCGCTGGTGCTGCCTGAGCTGGTGGAGGTGATCTGTGGGTAGGCCGAGCAAGTTGACCGAATCACAGTGGGAGACGCTCAAGAAGCGCCTGCTGGCCGGCGAGACTGCTTCTGCCCTGGGGCGAGAGTTTGGCATCAGCGAGGGCGGGATTCGCAAGCGCCTTGGTTCGGTACGAGCTGATAGTACGAAGGTACGAGAAACAGCGGAAAAACTCGCCGAGGCGCACAAATCCCTGGACAGCCTGACGCCGGCACAGCGACCGATTGCCATCGATCTGGCCGACAAGCTGCGCTCGATCAGCAACAGCTATGCCTCTGCTGCCGAGCTGGGAGCTCGTACCGCCCACCGGCTGCATGCTCTGGCAAATGCCGAGGTCAACAAGGTGGACGACGCCGACCCGCTGTCGGAGGTCTCGCTGGCAGCCATGAAGGGCGTGAGCCTGCTCACCAAACTGGGCAATGACGCCCTGGTGCCTGCGTCCAACCTGCTGTCGGCCAACAAGGAGCGCATGCTGCCGCCCGCGCCGACAGGTGACGGCGAGACCCCGGCCGGCGTGCTGGTGGTCCCCGGCGTGCTGCAGGACGCGAATGCATGGACGCAACTGGTGCAGGGTGCACCGAAGGGGGAGTGATGACCGAGCCCGACAACCCCGAGATCAAGACCGCCCTTGAGCAGGCCTGGAATGCCACGCTGGGCATCCCGGCGCCCGATGTCATCGTGGTGCGCCCGGAGATAGCCGAGTTCGCCCGCAAGGAGATCCGCCGCCAGGTGAAGCTGGCCGCCGTGCGCTCTCCGGCCGGTCTGGCTGGCTTGTTTCCGGGGCTGGGGACGCGCAAACGGTGACCAAGGTCTGGGCCCCGCACCCCGGCAGCCAGATCCAGTTCCTCGCCTGCCCGATCTTCGAATGCCTGTTTGAAGGAACTCGGGGGCCTGGGAAAGGCTTGGCGCTAGACTGCCCGGTGCTGACTGACAGCGGCTGGAAGCCGGCCGGCAAAGTGGTGATGTCTGACCGGCTGGTGGCGCCCGATGGAACATACACCAGGCTGGCCGGCATCTTCCCGCAGGGCGACAAGCCGCTATACCGACTCACGTTCGAGGATGGCGCCACGACCATCTGCGACGACACGCACCGCTGGCTGGTGAAAAGTGCCAAGAACGGCGCGCGCGACGGCTGGCTGGTCCGCACGGCGCAGGAGCTTTTCGAGCTGTCCAGCCAGTGGGACGGAAAAACCCGGTCCGCACGCAACAGCTTCTTCATCCCGCTGATGGACAGCCCGGCGCCTGGTGCGGCATGGACCGGCCCAGACCCCTACCTGGCCGGCCAACTGCTGGGCGATGGCACTATGCGATCGGCGCGGGTCACGCTCTATTCGACCGATGAGGAAACGCTGACATACGCTCAGGCGTCAGGCTGGAATCTGTACCGGTACAAAGGCCAGTGCCCGCGCGCAGTGTGCCCCGAGAGCGAAGCCGGCCAGTGGCGGGAGCTGCTCGGGCGCGCCGGTGCTGAGCACAAGGCCATCCCGCCCGAACTGCTGGCCGCTGATCCTGCCGCCCGCCTGGGCCTGCTCCAAGGGCTGATGGACAGCGACGGAACGGTTGATGCGCAGGGGCGGTCCCGCTTTGTGTCGCTGTCCGAGTCGCTCGCCCGGGGCGTGCAAACGCTGGTTCGCTCGCTGGGTGGCAAGGCCTCCTGCAGGTTCGAGCGCCGGCCGTCGCCAAAGGGCGGCAAGGACTGGCGCTGGCGCGTAGACATCCAGCCCTCTGGCAGGTTCAACCCCTTCCGGCTGACGCGCAAGGCGCAGCGCATCAAGCCCATGCTCGGGGCGAATCGGCGCATCGACCGGATCGAGCAGGCCGGGCGCGGCCAGACGGTGTGCTTCGCGGTGGAGCATCCATCCCACCTGTTCGTCATTCAGGACTACGTTGTCTCGCACAACACCGACGGCCTGCTGATGTCCTTCGCCCAGTACGTGGGCGTGGGGTTCGGCCCGGCCTGGCGCGGCATCCTGTTTCGGGAGACGTACAAGCAACTTGTCGACGTGGTGACCAAGACCAAGCGCTGGTTTCGCCTGTTCTTCCCCAAGGCCAGGTTCCTTGAGTCGCACGCCGACTACAAGTGGGTGTTCCCCGACGGCGAGGAACTGCTGCTGCGCGTGGGCGTGAAGGAGGATGACTACTGGGACTACCACGGCCACGAATACCCGTGGATCGGCTTCGAGGAGCTTTGCAACTGGGGCAGCCTGGCGTTCTTCGAGATGATGCAGAGCTGCTGCCGATCGAGCCAGCCGGGCATGCCTCGGATGATCAGAGCCACCACCAACCCCTTCGGTCGGGGCCACGCGGTGGTGAAGGAGCGCTACCAGATCAGCGACGACCCGCGGGAGAACGCCGGGCGCGTCATCCGTGACGGGGCAGGGCGCGAGCGCACCTACGTGCACGGCGACATCCTCGAGAACAAGACGCTCCTGGCCAACGACCGGGAGTACCTCTCCACCCTGGACGCCATCAAGGACCCCAACCGCTACAAGGCATGGCGCCTGGGCCGGTGGGACATCAACATCGGCGCCTTCCTCGAAGGTGCATGGGATCCGGCCAAGCACATCGTGCGCCCGTTCCCTATTCCCGCGCACTGGAAGATCTGGATGGCGATGGACTGGGGCTACGCCAAGCCCTACGCGATCGGCTGGTTCGCCAAGGATCCCGAAGGCAAGACCTACATGTGGCGGGAGTTGTACGGGATTGCCAGCGACGACCAGGGCAAGGCCATGCCCAACGTCGGCACCAAGGAGACCCCGGACAAGGTGGCGCAGCGCATCCTGGCCAGGGAGGCGCACGACGAGCGGGTGGGCTACACCATGTCCATGCGGATCACCGGGCCCGACCTGTTCGCCCGCGGTGGGTCGCAGTACGGCACCCAGATCACCCACGCGCAGACATTCCGCCGCGCCGGGCTGAACTTTCGCCCCTGGTGGGCGGGTCCTGGCTCGCGCAAGGCTGGCGCCATGCTGGTCAAGCAGACGCTCGAGGAGGACGGCCTGGCGATCTTCGACTCCTGCGTGCACACCATTCGTACCGTCCCCACGCTGTACCCGGACCCGGACGACCCGGACGACGTAGCGAACGACGACACCGACGAGGACCACGCCTTCGACATGCTCAAGGCCGCCCTGATGCGCCGCACCAGCAACCCACCCAACGAGCAGGAATCACTTTCTGGCGGCACGGAGGCCGGCGGGGCTTATGTTCAAGAGGACGGACGCCACCGCATTGACAGGATTCAGCGATGAATGAAGCCACAACCACGCCTGCCGAGGGCATCGTGTCTGCCAACCTGGCCGCCACCACGGACAAGGACGACCCGCTGGTCGAGGCCTGGTTCAAGAAGATCAAGGCAGCCGAGACGCACTGGGGCAAGTTCCACCAGCGCGTGCGCCACAACAGGAAGGTAGTACGCGGGATCGACGACGCGGCCGAGCCGAAGTCCGCCCAGTACAACACGCACCGGGCCAACCTGATCCAGTCGACCATCAGCGTGGTGCTCTCCAAGGTCTACGCCAAGAACCCGCAGATGAGCGGCGCGCCGACCAACAAGGCCCAGGATCTGGCGCTGTTCTGCAAGACGGTGGAGACCGTGACCCAGACCATGCTGGAGGACGCCGGCCTGAAGCAGAAGGCAAAGCGCACGGTGCGCGCAGCCATGACTTGCAGCTTTGGCATCGTCAAGGTGCAGTACCAGCGCGACATCCGCACCGACCCGGTGATCAAGCAGCGCATCCAGGACGCCCAGGACAACGTGCTGCACATCGAGGCGCTCATCGCCCAGTACGAGGACAAGAGCCAGTGCGGCGACATGGAGGTCAAGAAACGGGAGCTGGAGCAGGCGATTGCTGCCATGCAGGCCAAGGTCGAGGTGGTGGCCGCCGAAGGTCTGGTGATGGACCGCGTTCGCACCGACCGGCTGCTGGTGGACCCGGCCATCGAGGACATCTGGGACTACTGCGAGGCAGGCTGGATGGTGGAGAAGATCCCCATGCGCAAGTCCGTCGCTGTGGGCATGTTCCCCGACCTGGCCGGCGACCCGGCGACGAACACGGCCAGCCATCTGGACAGCGCCACCACGTACAAGGTGGGCGAGGTCGACAAGGACCGCCCGTCTGCAAATTTGCAAACCACCCAGCACGATGACCCCATGGTGCAGGTCTACGAGGTGTGGAACAAGGTCGACAACACGATCTACACCCTGGTGGACGGCGTGAAGTGCCGCTTCGCCCGCAAGCCCTACCAGCCGCAGTACGCCGGCGAGCGCTGGTGGCCATACTTCATCCTGCCATTCGCATCGACCGATGGCGAATTCGTCAGCCAGTCGCTGGTGGATGTGCTGGAGAAACTGCAGGAGGAGCACAACGAGACGCGCGACAAGTTCGCCGAGGTCCGGCGCAACATCAGGCCTCACAAGATCGTCAGCGGCGACATCTCGGACAAGCAGATCACCCGCCGGCTGCATCCTGAGATCGGCGAGGTGGTGGTGGTGGACACCCAGGGCGGAAAGCTCTCGGACAACATCATGGAGGGCACGCAGCTCAAGATCGACCCCGCGGTCTACGACACCAGCCCCATCCAGAACGACTGGGAGACGGTCTCAGGCCTGCAGGACGCAGCGCGCTCCATCGTCACCACGCCCAAGACCGCCACCGAGGCCAGCATCAGCGATCAGAGCCTGGCCGCCCGGGTGGCCGAGTTCCGCGACCAGGTGGAGGACTGGCTGACCGAGATTGCACAGTACAGCTCGGAGCTGTGCCTGCTGGCCATGACGCCACAACAGGTCGAGCAGATCATGGGCGCGCCCGAGGCCGAGGGGCCGGACGATGTCGACGACCCTATGGCACTGGCGGGACAGCCGCCGATCCCCGAGCCGACGTATTCCTGGCCTGACCAGCGCACGCCCGAGACGGTCTTCAGCCTGATCCAGATGAAGATCCGCGCCGGCTCCACCGCGGCGCCCAACAAACTGGCCATGCAGGAGTCCTGGACCAAGGCCCTGCCGCTGCTCATGCAGTTGATCCAGTTGATCATGCAGACCGACGCCATGGGCGGGGACAGTGACCCCTACCGCGAACTGGCCGAGGAGACCGCCGCCAGGTTTGACGAGACGCTGGAGGTGGACCGCTTCCTGCCCAAGAAGCCGCCCGCTCCCGTCATGCCACAGATTCCCGGCGCGCAGCCGGGCATGCCCTTGCCGGGTGGCGTACCCGGTATGTCCCCTGCTCCAATGCAGTGAAAGGAACCCCCATGTCAGCAATCACACCCACCGTCGGCCGCAAGGTCTGGTACTTCACCGGCAACCAGCAAACCGAGCCCATCGACGCCACCGTCGTGAAGGTCTGCGGCGAAGGTCCGAACGCACCGTGCAACCTCAACACGATCGACCCGGACACCGGCGGCGCGATCTTCCAGCCCAACGTGTGCGTCGGCGACGAGACCACCGAGGGCGAGCACTACCGCTGGATGCCGTACCAGTCGGCACAGGCAGCCAAGGCTGAAGCGCCCACCGCGGCCTGATTTTTGGCGCACTTCCTCCAACCCCCCTGTAGTAAAGGAATCCCATGTACAGCAATGAAGCACAAGCCGCCAAGCAAGAGGCGCAGCGCCCGGATCGCATCATCGGTCTGGCATCCGACGTCGGCGGGGCCATGATGGGCCAGAACGCCTGCTCCGAAGGCCCGGCACGCAAGACCATCCGCACCCAGGTCGAGATCCCGGCATGCCACTCGTTCGGCACAGCGCTCGAATACCTCAAGCGCGGCCAGAAGATCACCCGTCACGGTTGGAACGGCAAAGGCATGTGGCTGGAGCTGCAGCGTCCGGACCGCCACAGCAAGATGACGCTGCCCTACGTGTTTCTGTGCTACCCCACCGACGTGATCAGCCCCACGCCGGGCGCGCGCGTGCCGTGGCTCGCCAGCCAGACCGACATGCTGGCCGAGGACTGGGCCGTCCTGCCCGACTGATCAGAAACCCCTCAACCCTGCTGAGGCCCCATGAAACTCAAACGCTACCGCTACCAGAACCCCGAGCCCGGCGACACCGGCACCGGCCCGGCCACCCCCACACCAGCCGAGGCGCCCAGTGCACCACTCGCCAACCACCCTGATCCTGC